CACATAATTTTTTTAATAGATTAAAAGAATTTGATCAAGTTTGGGTACCTTCAAAATGGCAAGCTGAATGTATTATTGCACAAGGGATGCCTGCTAATAAAGTAAAAGTTGTACCTGAAGGTGTAGATGTTAGTACTTTTTATCCTGAAGACCCCCAAACAGTACTTGATTATGTAGATGGTAGATTTAAGTTTATTTTATTTGGTCGTTGGGAATATAGAAAAGCTACTAAAGAAATTATTGAAACTTTTTTAAAAGAATTTACTTTAAAAGAACCTGTTGATTTAATATTAGTAGCTGATAATAAATTTGCTAATGATGGTTTTAATAGTACAGAAGAAAGATTAAATTATTTTGGATTTAATGATGAACGAATTAAAGTAAAACATTTTCTCTCTAGGGAAGATTATATTACTTATATTAAAAATGGACACGTATTTGTATCATGTGCTCGTAGTGAAGGATGGAATTTACCATTAATTGAAGCAATGTCTTGTGGTACCCCTTCTATCTACTCGAATTGTTCAGGCCAATTAGAATTTGCTCAAGGTAAAGGTCTACCAGTTCAAATAAAAGGAGAAGTAAAAAATCCTAATGATGTGGGTAATTATTACGAACCCGATTTTGAAGATTTAGCTCGTGTAATGCGTAATGCATTTGAAAACTATACAGATCATAAAAAACGTGCACTTGAAGAAGCTAAACTAATTCATAAAGATTTTAATTGGGATAAAGTAGCCAAAATTGGAAAAAATACTTTAGAAGATTTTTTAGCTAACTATAAAAGGGTTAATAATGTATTTTTTGACCATTTAGAAGGTCCTAAAGTTGAAGCTGTAGGAGATAACCCACAAGAATATTTAGTAGAATTTATTGATAATAAAAATGGAGAAATAGTTCATTCTTCTACTATTAATAATAATATGTGGACTCAATGTAGCAGAAAATATTATACTGAATGGATTATTAAAGTTAATGGTCAAACTATTAGTAAATTAGATTTAACAAATAAACGGGTTTTAATTACATTAGATTCTAAATCTATAGGTGATACTATAGCTTGGACTCCATACGCTGTAGAATTTGCTAAGAAACATAATTGTAAAGTTATTATGTGCACCTTTTATAATGATTGGTTTAAAAATTTAGAAGCATATAAAGATATAGAATGGATGGAACCCGGTCAAAACACCCCATGTACATCTGTATATCGTATAGGATGGCATCGTGATGAAAATGGTGGATGGAAATCATTTGATAGATACCCTAATCAAATTAATACTGTACCTTTACAACAAACTGCTAGTGATATATTAGGATTAGAATATAAAGAAGTAAACCATGGGATTAATTTTAAAAAGAAAAAACGTCCTATTAAAGAAAAATATATAGTTATAGGACCCCAAGCAACATCAGGCTGTAAAGAATGGCCCGTAGGACATTGGATTACTTTAATTAAATTAATAAATCAATTAGGATATAAAGTAGTAGTTTTAACTAAAGATAAATCAGAATTACCTAATGCTATAAATTCTTGGAATCAACCTTTTGATGAAATAGCTAATTATTTACTACATGCTGAATTATTTATAGGTTTAGGATCAGGTTTATCTTGGTTTAACTGGGCATTAAAAAAACATACAGTTATGATTAATGGATTTGTAGAAAAAAACCATGAATTTCAAAGTCAAGTTACTCGTATAATGAATGAAAGTTCTTGTTCACCATGTTGGACTAATCCTAATTTTGTATTTGATGCTGGTGATTTTAATTGGTGTCCTATTTGGAAAGGAACAGATAAACAATTTATTTGCCAAAAATCAATTACTCCAATGCAAGTATTTACAAAAGTAAAACAATTATTAACTAATAAAAAATAATTTAATATTTATTACTATGGAAAAAGTGTTTTTAACAAAAGAAGAGGTTGAAAAATTAAAAACTTTACAGTCACAAGAAGTTAATTTAATTAACCAATTAGGACAATTAGAATATCAAATACAAACTCTTATGTTGCAAAAGGATAACTTTAAACAACAAATTTCTACTCTTCAAAAAGAAAGTGGTGCTGTAGGAAAGCAACTACAAGACAAATATGGAGAAGGAACTATTGATGTATCCTCAGGAGAATTTACAAAATCTAGTTGATTTTTGAGTCTCTCTTGAATATTTATAATAAAATAATAACCCCATTACAATGGCAGAAACATTAGTATCACCTGGTGTATTAACAAGAGAGAATGACCAGTCATTTATCACACAACAACCTGTAGTAGTAGGTGCAGCAATCGTAGGCCCTACAGTAAAGGGTCCAGTTGAAACCCCAGCAATCGTAACATCTTATTCTGATTACCAGAATCGTTTTGGTACTACTTTTGAAAGTGGTAGCCAAACTTACACTTTTATGACCTCAGTAGCAGCTTATAACTACTTTAATAATGGTGGTCAATCATTATTAGTAACAAGAGTTGTTTCTGGATCATTAACTAATTGGGATTTTGCAACTTCAGCAGTACCTTCTTTAACTGTAGGAACTAATTCATTTACTTTAGAAGCAATTGACAAAGGTGTTATTTGGAATAACGCAGGAACAGTAACCTCAGGATCATTAGATAATGGTACTATTGATAACGTTAGATGGCAAGTTGTCACTAGCAATACATCATCAGGAACATTCTCATTAGTAATTAGAAGAGGTGATGATAGTAATACAAATCCAATTGTTTTAGAAAGCTATAACAATTTATCATTAGATCCAAACCAAGATAACTATATAGCTAGAGTAATTGGTGATACTTACTTCAATTATAATTCAACTGAAAACTACTTAGAAATTTCAGGTTCATTCCCTAATAGATCTAGATACGTAAGAGTTAGTAATGTAAATACTCCTACTCCTAATTACTTTAATAATGCTGGTGTAGCTAAATCAGAGTTTACAGGATCAATCCCAGCTCCTGGATCAGGTTCAGCTAATGGTTCATTTGCTGGAGGTGCTGGTAGTATTATTCCAAGTGGTAGAGTAATGAATTTATACCAAAACATTAATGCTACAGATTCACAAGGTTTATTAGGAGCTGATTACAATAATATGTTAAATCTTTTATCTAACCAAGATGACTATAGATTTAATGTACTATTAACCCCAGGTATTACAAATGCTACTCATGCTTCACAAACAACTACAGCAATTAATAATACTCAAGGTAGAGGCGATAGCATCTATGTATTAGACCCAGTAGCATACGGTTCAGGAATAATAGATGCTACTCAAGAATCAAACTCGAGAAACACCTCATACGCAGCTATGTACTGGCCTTGGTTACAAACAGTTGACCCGGATTCAGGTCAAAACATTTGGGTGCCAGCGTCAACAATGATTGGGGGAGTTTACGCATATAACGACAGTGTAAGCGAGCCATGGTTTGCCCCAGCGGGTATCAACAGAGGAGGTTTAACTAACGTAATCCGCCCAGAAAGAAAATTATCTCAATCTAACAGAGACACATTATATGAGTCTAATGTTAACCCAATTGCTTCATTCCCAGGTGTTGGTACTGTAGTATATGGTCAAAAGACATTACAAAAACAAGCATCTGCTCTTGATAGAGTAAATGTTCGTAGATTATTAATTGCTCTTAAGTCTTATATTGGCCAAGTTGCTCAAACATTAGTATTTGAACAAAACACAGCAGCTACAAGAAACAATTTCTTAGCAGCAGTAAACCCATACTTAGAGTCTGTACAACAGAGACAAGGTTTATATGCGTTTAAAGTAGTAATGGATAGTTCAAATAATACTCCTGATGTAATTGATAGAAACCAGATGGTAGGTGCTATTTATTTACAACCAACTAAAACTGCTGAATTCATCATCCTTGACTTCAACGTATTACCAACAGGAGCAACATTCCCAGGTTAATAGAAACTGAAAGAATGAATATTTATAATAGAATAAATTAAATAACAATGGCAGTATTAGATCCAAACGAAATATTTTTCACAGCCTTCGAACCAAAACAGGCTAATAGATTTATCATGTATATTGATGGATTCCCAGCCTACACAGTTAAAGGTGTTGGAGGTGTGAACTTATCCCAAGGCACTGTAGCTCTTA